CAGACTGGCCTGCTGTTGGGTGAGCGTGATCCGCAGCACGCGCGAACTGATCAGCATATTAGTGCCGGGCACCAGCACGTTGGTCGCCAGCGATTGCCCGGTGGCCTGCAAAGTCGCCGTTGCCGGGATCTTGGCCTGCCACCGGTCGCAGAGCCACGTGTTTAGGCCGATCGTGTTCAGAGCAAAAATCGTGCGCTGGTCCACCTCGAAGTTCGGGTTGTTCCATGCCAGCGCGTTGTAGGATCTGAGCCGGACGGTGCCGATGGATGGGGCCAGCGGCAGACAGCTATTGTTGCCGGAAACGTAGTCAGTCGCCACCCCGGAGACCTGCCCCAGTAGCCCGCGTGTACTTGCGCTGGCGCTCGGGATCTGGTCGGTGCCGGTGACATGCTGGACCTCGTGCGGGGCCGCCGGGTAAGTGCTCGGCGTGCCGGTCACGCTGGTCCACGGCAGGCTGTCGCACGAGTCCACCTTGCCCGAATTGTTCGTATCATAGATGCTCTTTAGCATGTCACCGCCGCCGGTCATCACGAACCACGCGCTGGACTTGCGACCATAGATTTGACCATCTGTCGGGGCCTCGGCAATGCCCGGCCCCGCGACTGTGACTAGCGCCGCGTTGGGGATCGTCGCCCCGGCCAGCGCGTTGCCGTCGTTGCGGCAGGTGATCTGGTTGCCGTTGAGCGCGGTCACCGTCAAGGCCCCGGCGATGTTCGTCCCGCCAGCCCCGGCGATGTAGAGCACCATCCCGTTCTGAATCCAGACATACGGTGTGCCCATCGATATCACCACGGTCGAACCTTGTGCCGGGACCGGGTATGATCCGGCGGTGGTCGTGAAGTTGGTCGGCGGTGTCGAGAAAGCCCCGGTGCCGTCAAAGAACTGGTTGCCATTCCCGTTGAGCTTGATCATCAGCCCGTGCCGGGTCAGGCTGGCGTTCAGATTGGTGTTGTCGGTCGGCGCTGCAAGCGTGTCCAATGGGATCGGGTCGAGGCCACCCGATTGATGACTGCCAGCGTGTACGGTTGGCGTGAAGGTGCTCGGTCTGCCGGTGATGTTGCCCCACGCGACCGCGTTGGCCAGCGCGGCCACATCCACCACCCCGTCTGCATTTGTGTCATAGGTGGACTTCAGCATGTCGCCCGTGCCGATCCCCGGTGGCAGCTGGGCGGTCGGGATGTGCGCGTTCGCGTCAAGGCTCGGGTAACCGTTGGCCACGCCTTTGTTGGCCACCTTTTCGGCGCTCGCGTCCGGCGGGAAAACGGTCGGTGCGCCGCTCAGCTTGGTCCACGCCAGACTGTCGCAGGTATCCACCACATTATTCCCGTCCTTGTCATAGACTGAGCGGTACATGTCACCTGCGAGTCGCGGTTCTACGGCATCCATAAAAACGATAATGTCACATTCACCTTCACCTGTGAAGCGGGTTGTCGGCAGTTTCGCCGTTGTATGGCTCGGCGTGCGGCAGTAGCCCAGCGCGGCGTACCTCACCGCCAGCGCCGCGTAGTAGCCCACCAATACCACCACGATGTTGTCCGGCGGACAGGTCGAATAGTCGCCCTCTAGCCCCCACGCATCAAAGAGTGTCCGCGCCTCTTTGGGCGTCACCTGCTGCGGGTCGCCCTGCACGATCAGCCGCAGCACTCGCAGCTGGTTGCGCAGCTGGTCAATCGATTGGCTGGCGGTCGGGATCTCGTAGGCCCGGCAGTACGCCTGCAGCTGCGCCAGCGGCATCCCCTGAATGTCACCCAAGAGCGGCACGCGTGGGAAGTAGTTCGGCATAATCTTGAATTCGAGATTTTACGGGATGTTCGGTGTGGCCGCCCAGCCGATGTACTGGTCCTGCGAATGAGTAAGCACGATCGGGTCAACCTCTTGTGGCATGGTCCGCAGGCATTCCCACGGGCCAAGGTTGCCGGTGGTCTCGTAGGTCGCCCACAAGGCCCCGTCCAAGCTTCTGAAGAGCCACCACGGGCCGGTCGGGTAGGGATGCGGTGTCTGCTGGGTCGAGACCTCGAAGTTGTACGGCACCACCACCACCTGCGCCACGTAGCCCCAGAAATCTTGGCTGCCCAGCGCGTTCCAGACGGTCGTGGCCGCCGCCTGTGCCGGGGCCGCGTCCCGCACTTCGGCCCGCGCGTCGGCCCGCTGCTGCGAGCGCAGCCGGTCCCGCAGCGCCACGTCCTTGACGGTGAACGGCGTGCCCACCTGCCAGTCGCCCCCGCCCTGCGGCACGAAGTACACGTCGGAATTGGTCACGAAGGCCGCGATGCATTGGCTGCCGCAGATGATGTTGCCGTAGGCCAGCGGCACCGGGCCGCCCTGATCCTGCGTGTTGACCGTGCCGCTGAACAGATAGCTCGGGTTGCCTTGGGTTTTTTTCTGCTTGGGCGTCGAGGTCGGCTTATCGAACAGACTCAACAGCCCGCCCAGCACCCCGGCCACCCCGCTGATCAGCATTCCAGCGATCACCGGCGTCAGCGCCCAGCCGCCTGCCCACCAGAAAATAATGCCCACCACCAAGAGGATTGCGCCAAAGATCAGCCCCAGCCAGTTAGCCGCGCCCTCGGGCACCGGGTAAATATCGATCGTCTCGATCCCGTTGCGTTCGATCATCAGCTCATCGGCCACGCTCGGGTTGTCGCCGTCAATCTGCACCCCGTTGACCAACACCTTCCAGCGTACCGTGTTCAAGGTGTCGTCGATGTACTTGGTCGTGCGCCCGTTGGTCAGGCAATGCAGCGCGGTGATTGTTTCACGCACGCTGGACACGGCCATTTCAAAGATCTTCTGACCGGCCACCAGCGCCAGCCGCCCATACAGCCGGACCTGCACCATCCGGTCGCCAGAGAACGTCCGGCTGGTCATGATCGGATGACTGATCGGGATCGCTCGCCCGTCCGGTAACGCCAGTTCAATCATCGTCGGAAATCTCCTATGGTTGGCCGCCTCGGCACGCTGTCCCGTAACGGGTGGCGCACAGGAAGCCGTCTGGGCGGGTTTTGCGGGTCGCCGGGTATGTCCACCCTCGTCGGCCTGCCGGACGCGTCCACGAGGCTGTCAGGCGGCTTGACGGGGCTGCTAGCGCCACCGGTCTGGTCGTTATATTCCTGCGGATCGACCGGCAGCCGGTTCCAGCGGTTCTCTTTGACTTTTGCTTCCAGCTGCGGGTGCGCCAGATAGCCCAACGTCCAGCGTTGCCACGAGCCAAAGAAGTCCACCCGTGACAGCTGACCTCGGACGTGGTGAAGCATTTCGTGCTTGGAAATCAAGAGCCCCAGATGGTTGACCTTGCCGTGCCCGCCGAAATCGATCATGGCCACGCGGCCCGCTTTGGGCTGCAGAAGGATCTCCCAGCCCATCGGTGCCCACATCGTCTCGTGATCGGGCAGGCCGCCGCGTCCGTCGAGCTTTTCCCGGTCCAGATCCGCCAGCTCGTAGTCCAGATATTTCTTGAGCCCGTCCCGCACCAGCGCGTAGCAGTCGAAGATCCCCGGCACGTAAGGCCGCCCATATAGTCGGGTTGGCTTGCCGTTGGGTATGTAGTAGCGGAATTGCATGGTGCGCCGGACCAGAATGCACCCCGGCAGATCCCACGCGTTGGCCCGGTCCATATCCGGCTCGCTCGGCCCGTCCACGGCGGTCGGCCCCGGATGCACGTGCCACGTACCCCACGCCTGCCCTGAGTTGATCGCCTTGAGGAATGGCTGCTCTTCCATCGCGAAGGTGGTCCGGCGGTCGGCGGCCACGTTGGCGATCTGCAGCGCGTGGAAGGTGCCTTTCTGCTTGATCAATACCCCGCACAGTTCCTCGTCCGGTTTCTGGTTGCTCCATTCGATGATCTGGAATTCGTACGGTTCGGTCGGTCTCATAATTATTGCCCCAGTTGCACCGGCTGCAGCTGCACGCCGGGAAAGCCGCCAAACGGCAGCCAGCCGCCGTACTGGTCGTTCTGGCCGGTGTTGAATCGGATCTGGCAGCCGTACAGGTTCAGGCTGCATTCGTCCCGCGCCCAGTACGGCGAGTTGCCGCTGGATGGCGGTTGCTGGCCTTGGTTCGGATACTGGCACTGGAAATATTGCGGCACCGTCACCCCTTGCACGAAGGCCCACTCGGCCACCACCACGTCGCCGGTGTTGTAATGCGTGTTCGCGTCCCATTCGCCCTTCCAGTTGTAGGCGTACGGCAGAAGCGGGTTGTTGTTGATGTCAAATAGCCGGGTGCCGGTGTAGCCGCATCCGTCGCCCCGGTAGATCCACCGGCATTGATCAGCCAGCACGATCCGGCGCGGCAGACTCAAGTCCTCGATGTCCATCGGGTTGGACAGCTCGAAAATGCAGATCTCGCGATCTTCCTGCACCTTGCGGTTGATCACCCACGTCTCAGGCGGGAAATAGGCGGATGCGTCGGCCTCGGGCATCCCGTCCAAGAACTTGGCGAAGGTCCGAATCCGGGTCAGCTTGGCGTTGACCAGCCCGCCGTACTCCAAGTTCATCTGTGTGAATGGCCCCAAGATGTTCGAAAAACTGATCTGCGGTCGCGGCTGGGTGGTCGTCATGTTCCACTCGAAGTTCCGGGTCTCGGCTGGCCATTGCGCGTACTGGCGGCCACCGAAAACGATGTCGGTGCGGTTGATCTGGTTGCCAGAGTGGAAGTACAGCACGCCGTCCCAGCCTTCCACCAGCACCGCGCCCACCGGTCTGAGATCGAGCTGGAACAGGTCGATCACTGCTGTCGGGTTCAGCTTGACAGCTTCTAGTAGTAGTTTGCCTCGGACCATTAGTACAGCTCGAACACCTCCCTGATTGTCACTTCCAGAATCGCGTAATCAAAACCTTTCTCCGTCACGGTCCAGCCTTGGTCAGCCACGAACGTGCCAGCTGCGTCCTGATACGGCGTGAACCAGAACGCTTGGCAGCCCATCGTCGAGATCAGAAACTGTTCCAGCGTGTAAATCACGTCGCGCGTCTGATCCACTTTGACCGTCACCTGACGCGGCAGATAGTTGATCCATTCAGGCGTGCGCTGCTCGTAGCCGTCGCCGAATTTGGCGATCATGATCCTCGGGGTCGCCTTCTTCTGGGTCTCGTAGCTAATCGGGATCGTGGCGGGCCAAGTCGGTGTGATAGCCATAAGCCTATGAGGTGTTGCGGTTCAGGATGCCGCCGGGTCGTTTCTGGCGCACGATCTCTTCGCGCACCACGTTGTTGATCACCGTCTGGAACTGGGCGATCTGCTCCTTGGATAAGCCAGAGCCGCCGCCGCGCCCGACATCCGCTGGCGTGGTCTGGCTGCCGCCCATGTTGATCGTCGTCGCCACGGTCACGTTCTGCACGCCGCCCGCGCCGCTGATTGACTGGCTGGGCGGGATGTTCTGCGGACTGTAGCCGCCCACACTGCCGCCGCCCGCGTACTTGGCAAAACCCCATGTGCCTTTGTTCATGGCGTCGATCATCGCGATGCCGTACTTGTCCACGGCACCTTTGTGCAGCACGTACTCGCCCGATGTCAGCATGGTCGGCACTCGATCGATCCCGCCCGGCCCGGTGACCATGCCGCCGGTCTGTGCGGACGCGGTGATGATGCCGAATCCTTCCAAGGACGGGCCGCCCACCGTGCCCACCGCAGTTTGCCCCAGCGACCCTAGCCACTTCATGAGCTGGCTTTCAATGAGCTGCATGCCGATCTTCCAGAGCTGGTCGATGATCTCCTTGGCCATCTGTTTGAAGGCGTCACTGGCTTTCTGGCTGCCGTCAATAATCGACATGAACCCGCCGCTGATCGATTGGAATGCAGTGTCAAAATTGTCGATCAGCGACTTGCCGGTAAACGCCAGTTGCTCTGATTTCTTGGTGGCTTCCTCGGCTGCCTGCCCCCAGAACGAATTGGCCGCCCCAACCTTCTGCAGGTCCGCCGTGATCTTGAGAAGCTTCAGGTCGATCTCGTCCAGCTTCATCTTGTACTGCTCGGCCAGCTTGGTGTCGTGCGCTTTCTGCGCCGCCTGATACGCCGCTTCCAGCTTCGCGCGGACGTTTTCTAAAGCAGATTGTTCCTGCTTGTACAGGTTCAACTCCTCTTGATACGCCTGCGCGTCGGTGATCATGTGCGCATGGCGCTTCTGCTCGACGATCTCAATCTGTGTGCCGAATTTCTTCTCGGCCTCGTTCAGCTGGTCGGTCAGCGATTTCTCCTCGCTCAGATCCTTGGTGGCCTTGTCTTTGCCTTCCACTTTAGGCACCCCGGTCAGCTTGCCTTTGCCCGCAGTCTGGTCAGCTTGCTCTTTCTGCGCCTTGTTCCACTCGTTCATGTACAGCTTGCCCCAGTCGGTCATCAGCATTGAGCCGCTCTGTTCCTTGATCAGCGACGCGTAGCCCAGCTCTTTACCTGTCCGGGTCTCAAATCCGCCAGTGTCCACCTTGCGCCCGGCCACCGTCTTCCAGCTGGTGTCCATGATGTGCATGTGCGCGTACAGCACCTTGCCGGTCTGGTCGATGATGTTGACGTAGTCGCCCAGCTTCAGCCCGAATTGCTGCATCAAGGACACTGAGACCGCGATGTCGTTGGACTTCAGCACGTTGCCAAACGGGCCTATCAGCGTCGCCCCCGTGTACTCGCCCACCACCGGCCCGTATTGCATCGCCCGCACACCGGGCGTCGCGCCCGGCACCGGTGGCGCGAACTTGGCTGCCGCCCCAGCTGGTCCGAAACCACCCACCCCTCCCTGCAACAGCATGTTGGGCATGTTCTGCATCGTCGTATTCAAGAGGTCCACAGACGCCTTCAAGGCGTTGTTCGCGTTCTTCAGCGCATCGCTCGCACTGGTCTGCGTTTTGGTCGTACTAGTCTGGTTCTTGGTCGCGTCCTCCCCGGCTTTCTGCGCATCGATCAGATCCTGCTGAATCTTGCGCTGTTCCTCTTCCGCACGGGTATCCGGCTGGCCACCCAGTCCCAGTGCTTCCTTGGGCGTGCCCGGTAGCGGGGCCACCGTGGTCGGCGGCTTGCTCATGGTCTCGATGAAGCTTTGCCAGCGAGCCTTGTTGACCGCCACAAAGTGGTCCCAATACTCTTGCAGATCAGACATGGTGCCGTCCCACATGTGCTTCAAAAGAGCTTGGAGTTTCGGCGTCACGTTCGCTTCGAAGTACGCCACGAACGCGTCCAGTCCGTCATAGAACGATTTCTCAATTCCGTGCTCCTTGACGTAGTCGATTGCGGTCATCAGGTTGATCCGCAACTGCATGGCCATCTCTTGAATCTGGGGCTGGTGCCCGGTAAAGAATTCGTCCAGCGTCTTCAGCGGTTCCTTAAATGCCGCTATCAGCGCCGCGCCCAGCGGTTCAAGAATATCCACGTGAATAATCTGCTCCAGCTGGTTCATTAGGCCGCCGAAACTTTCGCTGGCTTCCTTGGCCGCCGCGTCGTTCTCGTGCAGCGCCTGAGTGAATCGGCCCATAATCGCCGTGGCGTCGGCGTGCTTCTTGCTCATGTTCTCGATCGCCACCGCGTCCTGCGAGCTGATAAGGTGCAGATTGACCAGACCTTCCAACATCTGGTAGCGCATCGGCGTACCGCTCAGGATGTAGTTGGTCACTTTGCCGATCTCCTGCCCCAGTTGCGCCGCGCTCTGCCCGCTTACTGCCTGCGCGCCCGCCAAGATCCTTAACGCCTGCGAGGTTGTGATCAGGCCGCCACTCAAACTCTGCAGGCGTTCCACGCCTTTCTGCGCATCGTCGAACGACAGGAAACCACCTTGCCCTCCGGTGACGAAGTCCTTGATCTGCTTTAGCTCGTCACCTGCCGCCTTAGCTGAGCCCAGCATATTCTTGAGCTGGATGTCGAGCTTCTCCTGCCCCAGCGCCTCGCCGAATCCTTCTTTCAGCGCATTCATCAGCGCGTTAATCGGGGCCATCACAGCTTGGGTCGCCGCGTTAAAGGCCACCATCGCGAAGGTAAAGCCCGCCATCCCCACCCCGCCTCGGGCCATCGCCAGCCCCAGATCCTCGGTGCCGCGAATCAAACGCCCCAGCCCGCCCATCATCATCGGCAGCCCCAACACCTTGGAATAATCTTCCGCCGCCCGCGTGGCGTTGATGAATTGCCGGGATGCGCGGCTGCCATGTCCTTCCACCGCTTTGGTGGCAGTCTCCACGTCGTGCCCCATTTTCTTCATGCCCTCGCTAACCTTCTTGGCCCCGGCGTCACCCTTTTCGCCCATGTCGGTCAGCGCCTTGCCAACGTTCTGCGCCTCTGTCTTGGCCTGCGAGCCGTCAACGTCAACCTTGAGGGAAAGATCAGCCGCCATAAGCCGCGAGCGTAATCAGTGGCGGGGCAAAATTCCAGCAAAAGTCTATGGCGACGCCGCCTGAGCCTTCTTGCGCTGCTGGTCGCGTTCCTCGCGTTCCTTGCGTTTGCCCTGCCAGTAGCTGCGCATTTCCTGATCGAGCGCCTGCCAGATGTCGATCAGATCCAGCGGCTCGTAAAACGTCACAGATTGATTCAGGCGCGTCATCGCCTCCATCTCGACCAATGAGATGGGGTTCACGTCCAAACCGCTCTGGCGGGCTCTGGCGAGCGTGTAGAAGGCGTCTAGCAGGTCTCGCTGCCAGACCTCCAGCTCTGGGCGCTTGTAATAGTCAGGCGAGACCAGATGCGGCTCGGTCTCGGCCAGATCGCCCAGAAAGTCATCGAGGTGGCTGTACTGTACCTCCCACCGCAGCGCCGCTTTTTAATGCCGCGATGTCCGCAGCTTTCTCCTGTGCTTGGAAGTTCTCCAGATTGTTAGCCTCGGCTTCCACCCACGCCTTGAACGGCGGAATCCGCAGCGCCTTGATCGCTGCCTCTTTGCTGTACGCCGTCACTTCCCCGGCCCGCTCCAGATAGACCGCACCCCGCCAGCTCAGCAACACGCCTTTGGCCATCGCCTGTATCTCGGCCTCGTCCCGGCCTTCGATGTCTTCCATCCATTTGCGATGAAACCGCTTCTTGATCTCGGCATTGAGCGCCCGGCGGTAGACCGGGTTGCTGCTGCTGGCAATCAGAAACTCTGCCGGTTGCTGGCTGCCGTTGTCACTGTGGTCCGGGTACTCGATCCAGACGCCTTTGACATCCTTGTCCGCATCCGTTTTCAGCTCGTATAGGTTCATACTTTTTCTTGCCCCGGAGCATGGCGCGGCGCGTGCGGTTTGGCAAGCTCGCGGTGCGCCGTGGTCACCCGCTTGGGGCCGCGTGGCCGCCCAGCCCGGTGCGCGGTCGTTACCCGCGCCGCTGCCCGTGCCCGTTTCGGCCTGCCGATGCGCGCCCTAGTAGCCATCAGCCGCGTTCTGTTCCCTGATCCATTTGTACTCGGCCATCAGCGCATGCGTCTCCTTGAGCGGCAGCGGGTTCTTTGGCGCGCGCCCGTGCGGGCACTTGAGCATCGGTTCCTCGGTCATGGCGAAGATCCGGCACACGAACGGTCGCTTGTCGTAGATCCCGCATTTGCCTTCCGGCGTCACGTAGATGCAGGTCGCGCAGTTGAAGTGCCAGTCGATCCCGGTGTTCGCCTCTATCAGCTGTTCCAGCGCCTTGATGTTCAGTTCCAACAGTGGCGCGCGCTGCAGTTCCAGCCGGGTGAAGTACACCGGCCCGCAGCAGTCGTGGCAGCCGGGGATACATTCCATCGGGCCGATCGCGTCGATCAGCCGGTAGATCCGCTTCAGCCGTCTCTTTTCTTCGTGCTCGCTGAGTCTGTCCGCTTGCATTTTCGTCGGTACAGAAACACCCCCAGACCGATCCCAGCGGCGCACACGGCCAACATCAAGGCCAGCGTCTCGAATCCGGCAGGATTGTCCGGGTCGGAAAAGAAGTGCATGTGAGGATAGCCCGTGTCATGCCCGAAAGCTGACAGGACCGACAGTGGAACCAAGCTAACAGCTGCCAATAGTTTGTTCATACTTAATGCATCGGCACCGTGACATGGAAGAACGCCAGCAGCAACCAGATCAGGCTCAGGACCACCACCACCACGCAGACCACCAGCACGATCTTCATTATCGGGGCCGGGGCGAATTGACTCACCACCCAGTACAGCAGACACACCACCACCACCAGCACCAGCCACTGGATCAACAGAATCACGTCGCGCCCTCGAAGTCGTTGCGCGGTTTGCGCACCGGCTCTGGCGCAGGGTCGCCATTATAGATGGCCCGCAGCCGGGCCGCGCCGCTCTTCAGGTCGCCGGTTACGTACTCGTCGATCGCTGAACTCATCCGCGCGCAGGCCGCCGTTGACGGGTCGGCTTCCTTGGTCGCCGCGTAATCAGGATTCGTCAGGTCACTGGTCCGCGCCTGCGTCACCGCATCTTCACCGTCAGCCATGTTTTTCGTCTCCCAGCTCGCTGCTCGCAAAGCTTCCCACGATCGGCGCTTCGTGTTCTTTGACCTCGCTCACCATCGCCGTGGTCTTGATCTGGCGCTCTTCGATCCTTTTGAGGATCGTCAGGATTTCATCAAGTCTTTTGCTGTCGTCCTCCATAAACACCTCGCATAACGTTCGCGATCTCGAATTCAAGATTCGTCCGGCGGCCCACTTCTGGGCACGCACGGGCTCGGCCCGTCCGCACCCGCCCGCTTCTTGGCAATGAACGCCTGCCGCCGCCGGTGCTGTTCCTGCCGCTGGTCGCTGTTCGGGCCGCCAGTCGGCTCGTTGTAGGCGGGCACCGGCACGCCTTTGCTGGCGTTGGGCATGGGGTCCATGCCCTGTTCAACATTCTGGGTCGTGTCCATAAGTTTAGGCGTTCACCGTGAACGGCGTCAGAGCACTGATCAGCCCGCTGTTGGGGTCTTGCACTTGGAAATTCACCACCCCGGTTGTCGCTGGCAGCGTGTAGACCGCATCGATCTCGATTGCGCTCACGTAGGTCGCCGGGATCTGGAAGCCATTGACCAAGACCAGATGCGACGGCTCGAAGTTCGTGCCTGTCACCTTGACTGCTACGGTCGGGCTTGCTGCAATCGACGCCGCGCTCGGGGTCAGGCTGACGATCGTTGGCTGGATTGCCGGTGCTAGCATTTCGCAGATCTGGATCTCGTAGCCCAGCGTCTTATCCCTGAACGCTGAGTACGTGGTGTCGATCATCACGTCGGTGTTGATCCCGGCCACGTCGGTCTTGCCGGTGTCGTATTGCAAGCTCGGGATGTCGATCGATATTGCGCCCCCAGCCCCGTCCGTCAATACACAGCCGAAACTCGACTTGGTGTGGCTGATGAACATGGACAGGATGGCGTTATCGTTGAAGTACATCTGCATGCTACCCTTCACCTCGCACCGGCCCAAACCTACACCATACAAGTCCGCCTGCCCGATCGCGGCCAGCGGGCGCAAGTTGTTGTTCAGCTCGATCGTCATCATCTTGATCCCGGTGTTCACCGGAGCACCGCCTTGGCTGATCTTGCCGATGTTGTTCGAACAGTTCAGCACCGGGTTGGTCGTCTGCGGATTGTAGCCGCCAGAGCTGGCGCTGGTGCTGCTCGGCTTCGCTCCCTTGCCGATAAAGTCGCACGTGCCGGTGGCGATCTTCTTGGCTTCCAAGGTCAGCTTGAAGGTGTTGTTCATGCAGCCCGAATACAGCTGGAACGAAGTCGGCGTCAGATTCTTTTCCAGCGCCATCGAGTTGCGCACCACACCGTTGCGGTAGGTCTTGGCATTGAATGCTGCCGGGCCGGTATAGTCTGGGACCGCATCCACCGTCAAGGCGGATTTATCCGTCGAGATCGACTGAACGAAGACCACTACGCCGTCCAATAGCCCGCTGGTTGTCCCGGTGAACATCAGCCGCTGGCCCGCCAGCACGTTATTGAATCCGCCAGCCGCCGCCACGATCGTGCGCGCGGATGCGGTGCAGGTCACGTTCATGCTGATCAGGTTCAGCACGGTCGGCGTACAGAAGAGCGCGTTCTGAATCAAGAGATCGAACTCTTGGGTTGACAGCTCGAACTCGTAGCCGCCCAAGCTCGAAAAGCCAACCAGCAAAATGTCGGGGATCTGCCGGTCGTCGCGCAGCTCGGC